CTGTGCTCCACAGCCCAATAGAGGCCCCCTCGTGGGCCTCGAAGTCAACAGAGGAGCTATTCAAGCGGACGGAAGTTCGCAAGAATAGTCGATCGACCAAGAAGGGGAAGCCTGGGAAGGCTCCCTCTCCATCTACTATTCTGACGCGAGTCAGTAAGAAAGATGGCGATCATCTCATATTTGACTACCTCTCAGCCCTGGACTCTCCACGGGCTTTGACAGTCTGGTTGCTCTACAGCTCCGGGTCTCACCGGGAGTTGGTTGAGCTGGCGATTGATCCTATGCACTACAACGATCCGGAATCCTTTCGGACTGCGTACGCTGCTACTCGATTCCTTTCGAAATGTGTTGGTTTAAATACCGGCATTGATCTGAAGGGTGTCGCGATCGCTGCCGCTGAAGAAGCGGAAACTCGTTGTTCTGAGACCAATGAGAGATTGAGGCGTCTTCGCGATGGGTTGGATGTGAATCCAATCTTGAACTCGCAATTGTTGCGAGCTCAACAAATCATCGCGGATATCCTTGGTCCTCTGCCCGTGTCCTTCGAGGATACTGGGTGGTCAAAAGGCCGTACCACAAGTGCGTACGGCGACGAGTTAGCTAGCATTTACAAATATGCTAGTAGGCCAGACGTAACCGTCTCAGCCTGGAAACCTGCAGTCAGGTTACTCCAGGATTCACCCCACTGGGGGGCATCGGTTATTGACGCTGATGGCCCTTGTTCGGCGCTTCCAATGGCGCTGAATATCGTGGCGGGGAATGTCATGATGACGGTCCCGAAATCCGCCAAGACTGAGCGTGTCATATGCTACGAACCGCATATGAACATTCGCCTACAGCTTGCTGTAGGTTCATTTCTAAAGATGCGTCTCTTCAAAAGAGGGATAAATCTTTATGATCAGTCTATCAACCAACTTCGTGCACTTCGCGCGTCCCTTTCGGGACTTCTTGCGACCATTGACTTGTCGATGGCTAGTGACACGATCTCCGTGGAGCTGGTTTACCAGCTACTCCCGATTGATTGGGCTGTGAAGCTCGATCAATTGCGGTCACGGTACACACTTTGGCCTGACGGCCAGCTTAGACTGAACCAAAAATTCTCCTCAATGGGGAACGGGTTCACCTTTGAGCTTGAGTCGATGATTTTCTAC